AGTAGAAAGAGAGAAGGAAGATAGAATACAATGTTATTTTTACTCCGGGATTAATTGCTTCATTACATGCATCACAAGTAAATAGTTTAATTGTAAATTCACAAAATAGAGGTGATTGTTTGTATATTCCTGATATGGTTGAATATTCAAGTAATGTTGCTAGTGCAGTAAGTACCGCTCAATCATTTGATAATTCATATGCTGCAACATATTGGCCTTGGGTTCGTTTAGCAGATGCATCAACTGGAAAATTAATTTGGGCCCCAGCTTCAACAGTAATTCCAGGTGTATATGCATTTAATGATAAAGTATCCGCTCCATGGTTTGCACCAGCCGGTATTAATCGTGGTGGTTTAGGTACTGTATCATATGCTCAATACAAATTAACTCAAGCAGAAAGAGATACATTATACTCAAACAACATTAACCCAATTGCAACATTACCTAAACAAGGCGTAGTAGTATACGGTCAGAAAACATTACAAAAATCTCAATCTGCTCTTGATCGTGTAAACGTACGTCGTTTGATGATTGAATTAAAAGGATACATTAAACAAATTGCAGATACAGTAGTATTCGAACAAAATACAATTGCAACTAGAAATTCATTTATTGCAAAAGTTACTCCATATTTAGAAAACATTCAACAAAAACAAGGATTATACGCATTCAAAGTTGTAATGGATGAAACCAATAATGGACCAGCAGTAATTGATCAAAATCAATTAATCGGCCAGATTTACATCCAACCAACACGCACTGCTGAATTCATTTCTCTAGATTTTATCTTATTACCAACAGGAGCTGAATTCCCAGGATAAAAATTGAAAAACTAGATATTTATAACAAAATTAAAATAGAAAACAAATGGCAATTTTAAATCCAAACGAAATCTTTTATACAGCGTTTGAACCTAAACAAACAAACCGATTTATCCTTTATATGGATGGTGTTCCATCATATTTGGTAAAAGGAGTAAGCGCAGTATCTTTATCACAAACACCAGTTGCCCTTAATCACATCAACGTTCAACGTTATGTAAAAGGAAAAACTATTTGGAATACAATTTCATTCACATTGTATGATGCAATTACTCCAAGTGGTGCACAAGCAGTAATGGAATGGGTACGTTTAGGACACGAATCAGTAACAGGCCGTGATGGTTACTCAGATTTCTATAAGAAAGATATTACATTTAACGTATTAGGTCCTGTAGGTGATATCGTTTCTGAATGGATTATTAAAGGAGCTGTTATTACAAGTGCTGGATTTGGTGATTATAGCTGGGATGATGATGGAACTGTAGTAGGACTTACAGTTGAAGTACAACCAGACTACTGTATCTTGAATTACTAAGAACAAAACAACAAAATATATGAAAGCTCCAAAGAAATTTGGGGCTTTTATTTTCTTTCAATATATTGGATCTATGAAAAAATTATTAATATTTCTTTTATTGACCTTTGTAGGATATGGTCAATATTGTCCTGCTTTAGGACCTGATCAAATATTACCTTGTGGTGTAGGATCAACAACACTTACTGCTGACTTGAGCCAATGTGGTACTGGAACTTTACCTAAACAAACTGTTAACTATACAGTTTCTAATATACCCTACATAAACCAAACAAATACAGGCACTCAGTTATTTATGGGTGATGATACCCAACAAGGACCATTTAATATTGGGTTTACATTTTGTTTCTTTGGGCAAACATATACACAATTTTGGGCTGGATCAAATGGTTGGATTTCATTCTCCCCAGGACAACCTACTACTTTTACAACACAAACAATTCCAACAGGTAATGCTTTAGTACCTAAAAACTGTATTATGGGTCCTTGGCAGGATTGGCATCCTGGAATTGGAGGACAAATTAGATATCAAACAAGTGGAGTTGCCCCTTGTAGAAAATTAACAGTGAGTTGGACAAATATGCCAATGTTTAGTTGCACTGGGAATCAGGGAACCTTTCATATTGTAATCTATGAATCAACTAATAACATTGAAAACTATATTCAAAATAAACCCGCTTGTTTACAGTGGCAAGGTGGAACTGCTACTGAAGGAGTACATAACGCTGCAGGCACAATAGGAATTACAGTACCTGGAAGAAATTCTACAGCTTGGACAGCTATTAACGATGCTTGGAAATGGACCCCAAGTGGCCCAGTAGTTACCCCAACATTAACTTGGTACCAAGTAGGAAACCCAGTAGTTATTGGAACAGGACCTACAATTACTGTTACTCCAACAGGACCAACACTATATACTTGCCATTTAGAATACCCAACATGTAATGCTGGTTGGTCTGCTTGCAATGGAGGTACTGGTTTAGGACCGGATACAGTACTAGTTGTACCTGGTCCACCAATTCCATCAACAGGACCTATTAATGGAGTAGATACTATATGTTATTTAAGTTCCTATGAAATGTATAATGTACCTGCAGTAGCAGGATACAATTACTTATGGAGCAGTGTTTCTCCTATCACCTCAGGACAAGGAACCAATATTATTACAGTAGACTTCAGCTCATTCTCTTCAGGATTTATACCAGGAGCTATTCAAGTCACCCCAGAATCAAATGGATGTATTGGTGCTCCTGTTACTATAGATTTATTTATTTTAAATGTAGTACCTACAATTGATCCTATAGGACCGTTTTGTGAATACGACGAATTTGTTACTTTAAACGTGAATCCAATCGGAGGAATACTTAGTGGTATAGGTGTTGCTGGTAATGAATTTTATCCATTAAACGCGATAGGAACAAATACTATTAATTACGAATACACATTAAGTGGATGCACTTTTGATACAACTACTATAGTAACAGTATATCCTCAACCAACCCTTGATTCAATTTCTCCATACAATCCATTTTATGAAATATGTGAGGGTGATTCTATTCTAACCGTATTTACATCCCAATCAAATCTACCAGGATACAATGAATGGTCATTTATGGGTGTTACATACCAACAAGATGATTTAACTATTGCATTTGATACTGAAGGAATGTTTCCTTTATCTGTAATACATTATTCAAATGGATGTGCTTCACCCCAACAACAAACTGTGATTACAGTTGTAGTTTGTCCTGAATTATTATTTTATATTCCCAATTCATTCACACCTGACGATAATGAAAATAATCAAACCTGGTTACCTGTATTTACTACTGGCATAGATTATTATGATTATCATTTAACTGTTTACAATCGTTGGGGAGAATGTGTATTTGAATCATTAAATGCTGTCGAAGGTTGGGATGGAACTTATAATAACCGCAAATGTCAAGATGGAATTTATATATATGATGTTAACTTCGGTGTAACCGAAACAGATTATCAATATGCAGTTCGAGGACATTTTACTTTAATTCGATAGGCCAATATTTATAAACATATGAAACTAGATAGTTTACGTACATTAGTTAAAGAGGAGCTTAGTAAGCGACTAAATGAGGATTACCAAGACAAGTTCAAAATGGTAGGTATGCTTATTACCAACATTAAGAAACGCCCTCAAAAAGAAATCTTTTCAGATATCCGCTCAATCCCAGGTGTTACAGTAGCATCTGTAAAAGAACCCATGGAATATAGTGAACAAAATACAGAAAAATTCCAATCTATAATGACCGTTAAAGTAGATGGACATCCATGGATTGCATCTAGTGGATTTGACCGTTCAAAAATGGAAGATATCCGCAAAGCTATATTGAAAGTAGAAGGAGTATTATCATACAATGTAAATCCTGATAATATTTCCCCTCTTTAATATATTTATATAAGACAATTAAGTTATAAAAAATAAAAATTATGAGTGAATTTAAATTACCTACTGAAGTAGTTGAATTGCCTTCCAAAGGTTTACTTTATCCTGAAGATTCTGAATTAGCAAAAGGTACAGTTGAAATCAAATATATGACTGCTAAGGAAGAAGATATCCTTACAAACCAATCATATATCAAAAACGGTACTGTACTTGACAAATTACTTAAATCATTAATTGTATCAAAAATTAATTTTGATGAACTTTTAGTTGGTGATAAGAACGCAATCATGGTTGCAGCTCG